ATACCGCATACGAAGAAGAAGAAGATTCTTTGTTGGCTTTGATGCCAATTATTCGTGATGGTATGGTTCGTCGTGTTGCTCGCGCCGTTGACAAGGCTTTCTTGTTAGGTGCAGGTTCCGGTTCTGATCCTGTTAAAGGATTGTCAATCTGGGCTGCTAACACTACTGCCACTGGTAACACTGTTGCCGCTGGTTTGAACGTTGCTAAATTGCGCACATTGCGTCAAGGTTTGGGTGCTTGGGGTCTCGATCCAGCTGAAGTAATTTATATCGTTAATACCGATGTTTATTACCAGTTGTTGGAAGACACAACCTTCCAAACAATGAATCAAGTTGGTTCACAAGCTACACTGTTAACCGGTCAAATCGGTCAAATCGGTGGAAGCCCAGTGTTGGTTTCTGCAGAGTTCGCTTCCCCAGGTACTGGTGTTGCAGGAGCTATTGCTGTTAACCCAGGCAACTTTATTGTTGGTAATCAGCGCGGTCTCCGTATCGATACCCAAGAATTAGTTGAAACACAGCGTCGCGTTATGGTGGCTAGCCTCCGTACCGGTATGACACGTGTTACTACTAACTTAGGTAACGCTGTTACAGCTCACAAGTACACAGCATCTTAATTTGATGATGTAATTGTTAACAAGACCCTTCGGGGTCTTGTTTTATAAAGGTATTCGGTGCCTTTATAAAACAAGCGAGGTAAACATGGGATTAAATCTTACAACAAAAGCAGACTATAAAACCTATGCTGGAATTAAAAGTACTAATGACGACGCTGCTATTGATTTTATCATTCCAAAAGTTTCGGACTTAGTAAAAAATTACTGTAATAGAACATTTGTAGATTATTGGGAAACACCCAAAGTCGAAATCTTTAACGGCGGAGTTAAAAGGTTTATTTTAGCGGAAACGCCTGTAGTTGCTATTAGTAGCGTTCAAGGAAGCACTGACTACGGTCAAACATATACTGCCTTAACACAATATACAGAATGGGTACTAGAAGATAATACAATACTAAGTTTAGACGCTACTGGTTATTTTCCTAAATTAATTAAAGGCTACAAAGTAACATATACCGCAGGATATAACGACGTACCTAATGACTTAGAGCTAGCAATACTAGACTTAATAAGTTATTACCGTAAAGCTAATAGCGCAGTGCATAGTACTCGCGATATGACGCCAAATACTGCACAAGTTACTTATATAAGTAGCACTAATCTCCCCTCACATATTAAGCGCATACTAGATTTACATAAATCGGACTATACATGAGCGCAGAAGCTTTTAGACGTACCTTAAATAAAGTACCTGAGCTAAAACAATGGGCAGAAGGCAAAAGAGATACTACTTCAATATTGCAGCAAACACGTAAGTCTAGCAGAACTGAAATAGAAAACTCAACAGTAGATTTAATAATTCCAATAGAGCAACTTAAAAGCATATTAGGCGATACTACTGCCACCACTATATTTAACGAAATAAAGTCTGGTAAATACTTACAAGTACCAGAGGCTGTAGTTTATCATAATACCGTAGGTCAAGAAACAGTAGTTTTTAAAGGTCTAAACTTTAGAAGTTTAAACACTAAAGTAGCAGGTTACTTACAACAAATAGCTAAAGATGCTGGAGCACAAAATGCTGAAAACGTATCTGAAACAGTTTTAGGCGAAATAAAGAATCGAAAATATGATAGGGGCCACGTATATGGATGGGCCAATACTCTACTGCAACGAACAAAAGGCAGTATAGGTGAAGCAATAAAAGATCCTAGACGCCAAGTACCTGCAGCACAACTTGATAAAGAATTAAACGCTTTAAATGGTTTTATCGATACGTTACTAGATATCGTAGAAGAATACGACGAAGTCACTAGTGATATTAAAGGTTTAAAATCAAAAACTTTTGCTAAATATCGTAAAACTGATTCTAATTGGCTTATTGAGTGGCAAAGTAGTGCCGAGCAACAACTAGCAGGCAGTGCAGTTGCACAGGTTGTTGGCAAAGAGAATACAGGTATTCGCGGATTTTTAAAGCAAGTAGGCTATAGTAATCAAAGTTTAATTGAAAAAGCTTTAGATAGTATGGTAGATGGTTTTATTAAACAAGGTCTAGTAGCCGAAGGCTCACAGAGTTTAGTAGAGTTAGAATCTTCGCCTGCTATTGTAAAACTAATAGAAGACAGATTAGTTGCTACCATTAGTGGCAAGAAACGAAAACTAAAAAGCGAATACACAGGAACAATAGGCGGACTACCTGAGTTAACTGTTAGAAACGTTGTAGGTGCTGCTAAAGCTAAGGCAGACATTCAAAGAACTAAAGCAGAGTTAAAAAATCTAAAACAAAAAGTCACTAAGGCGAAACGAGAAGTAAAAAAGCAAGCGCTGCCAGAAACAGTAAATTTAGTAAATCTACTTGCTATTTTAAATTCTCAGATACAAGACGTAGTTAGCGCTAATATGGGCGATGGAAGTAGAAAAGACATACTTAACTATAGAACTGGTAGATTTGCTAGTACAGTTAATATTGATCACTTAACCCAAAACCGTGACGGTTTAATAAGCGTATTTTATAGTTATATGAAAAATCCATACGCAACTTTTAGTGCTGGTGGTAAACAAGACAGGCCAAAAACCCGTGACCCTAAATTACTTATTGGTAAGTCTATACGGGATATTGCGTCCCAGGTAGTGGCTAATAAATTAAGGGCTATATCAGTATGAGTAAAAGAAATAGCATTACAAAAGCACTAGCTGAAAAATTAAAAACAATTAATGGAACAGCTCCTTATACAACTAATTTGTTTAACAATAGTTATGCAAAACTAAAATTCTGGGACGAAATCCAGGACTTTCCTGCTGTATATCTTGTACCAGGTACTGAAGTACGTGAATATCATCCAGCAAACTTTACTTGGTGTTATTTAAATATTTCAATCAAGGTTTATGTTAGAGATCAAGACGATACTCAGAGCCAACTAGAAACCCTACTGCGCGATTTAGAAACATGTATCAATAATAATCGCGCACTAGTCTATGACCAAGCTAACAGCTTGGTAACGACTGAAATATTAATTCAGTCTATAATGACCGACGAAGGGCTACTAGTTCCTTATGGTGTCGGAGAGATGAACTTACAAGTGCGATACGCACTACAATAACGTTACCGGCACCAAAACAGATAAATGTCTAGTAGGTGTGCCTTACGTTTTAACCACAAGGAAATAAAATATGGCATTTAATTTAATTCGTAATAGTCGCGTATTTTACACAAGCAATGTAGATGCAACTACAGGTGCAGTTAAAAGTACGGGATTTACTACAGCTAATACTCGTGAAATTCAAGTTTTGGAAGGATTCTCATTCTCACAAAGCACTACCTCAGAAACGATCACACTAAACGAAGCTGGTGCAACACCAGTTCGTGGACAGCGTAGTTTTAATACTGCACTAGATCCAGTTGAGTTTTCTTTTACAACTTATATGCGCCCAGCAGATACTGGTACTAATATTAGCTGTGAAGAAGCTGTTTTGTGGAACGCAATGTTCTCGGCTTCTGAAATTGGCGGTGCAAATCCTGCTTGGACAGACGGTCTTACTAAAGCTGACTGCGTAGTTACTAACTCAGATAAACACCAATTGTTAGCTTTTGGTATGGTTATTGTGGTTGACGCTACAACTTTTGTTATCGATAACTGTGTATTAAACACAGCAACTATTGATTTCGGTCTTGACGCTATTGCTTCAGTGCAGTGGGCAGGACAAGGAGGTGTGTTACGCCAAATCACTAACCCAACAATCGGCTCTGGAACCTTTACTGGTTCACTTGCTGGTAACTTTTTAGCTAAAAACACAACAGCTCCTTATATTGCTAACAAACTAAGCGTTGTTACTTTAGATGAAGGTATTGCTGAGGGTGGTACAAGCTACACTCTGCCAATTACTGGTGGTAATTTAACAATTAGTAACAATGTTACTTATTTAACTCCTGCTAATTTAGCTACAGTTAATAAGCCTGTTACCTATTTTACAAGTACACGCTCTATTACTGGTAGTTTAAACGCTTACTTACGTACAGGTACCGGCAGCAGCCCTTTGTTTACAGCTGACTTAATGAGTTCTATGTTAACTAATTCTGCAACCGCTATTAGCCCTGCTTTCTTTATGAAAATATCGGTTGGTGGTACTGGTAGTACTAAAGTTGACTTTACAATGCCTGGTGTTGTGTTAACAATCCCAACAGTTAATGCTGAACAAGTTGTTTCAACAACTATTAACTTTACGGCTCAAGGTACTGCAAGTGGAGCGTTTGATATCGGTACAGCCAATGAACTGGCCATCGCTTATACAACCCCTAACGCAGCCTAATAAACTGATCTGGGCTAAGCATGGTGCTTAGCCCATTGTATTCACAAATAATAAAAATATGTCTGAAATTTCTTTAAAATCCCTTTTAGTTCCAAGTAAATCTGTTGAAGTTGAATATCCAGGCATGCCTGGCTTCAAAGTCAATCTTGCATTTTTAAGCCGCGAAACACTGCTTAACATTCGTAAGAAATCAACAAAAACTTCCTTTAAAAATCGTCAAGCCACAGAAGAGTTTAATGAAGACTTGTTCTTGCAACTCTATGTTGAAGCAGCCGTTAAAGGTTGGACAGGACTTAAATTATCCTATCTTGAACAACTTGCACCTGTTGATCTAACAGGTCAAAAACCTGATGATGAACTAGGTTTTACTTCTGAAAACGCACTGTACTTGATGAAAAACTCAAGTAACTTTGATGGCTTTATTAGTGAACAGGTCTCAGATTTGGGAAACTTTTCGAAGAGCAACTAAGTCGAGTTACTGGGTTGCTCACAAATTATATGCAAAATAACAGTGTTGCAATGTCAAAAGAAGCATACTTTGAAATGTGTGAAGCTTTAGGCAATGAACCTGCGGATAGCGAAATTCCTGTGGAGTTTGAAGACTTTCCGCTGGAAGTTCAACAAGCACTAATTGCATATAGGATGCTTCGAGATGAGTGGGATTCAATGAATGGTATTTACTTAGGTAAATCACTAATCGGTATTTCAGAAGTTTTAGAAGCTACAGAAATTGATCAAGAAGATAGAAAGTTTATAACTATGCTTGTACGCACCATAGACGGTGTAAGAATACAAGAGATCAATAATAAACAAAAACTTGAAAAGCCCGCTAAGTAATTTAGTGGGCTTTTTTATGCTTTGAAATTTTAGATATTGACAATTTTGACCATATGTGCTATAATGGTCCTAATGAAAAATATCTAAATTTTTTAATAATGCCACTTAACCATTCAAGGAGGGGGCTTAATGTCAAAAATAACTGTAGGCTTTGAGCTAAAAGACGCAACAAAGTCGGTTGACGGAGTAGATGCTTCAGGCAAACGCTTAAATAAAACCCTTGAGCGTACTCAAGAGTTAATGAAGGGTACTAGAGGCGGTGGTGGAACAAGATCTGCAGCCGCTGCGTTTGGTCAAACTGAATATAATACAGCTCGCGGAACTGTAGGCACAGGTGCAAGCGGTCGTGATTTTGCAAAACAATCGCGCGAACTAGACGGTTTAGTTCGTTTATATGCTGTGTATGCTGCTAACATCTTTGCCGCAGGTGCTGCTTTTCGCGCACTTAGCGAAGCTATGAATACCACAAATATGATTGCTGGTTTAAACCAACTAGGTGCTGCCAGCGGTGTAGCCATGGGTGGTTTAGCAAAACGTTTTTCAGAAGCTAGTGGTGGAGCTATTAGCTTACGTGAATCTATGGAAGCAACAGCAAAAGCAGTTTCCAGTGGATTGTCACAAGCACAATTTTTAAAACTGGGTGATGTTGCTAAGAAAGCTTCGCAGGCATTAGGCGTTAATATGTCGGATGCCGTTAGTCGTTTGACTCGCGGTATTACTAAACTAGAGCCTGAATTGCTAGACGAATTGGGTATCTTTACTAAAGTTGGTAAAGCTACTGAAGATTATGCACGTGCTATTGGTAAACCAGTTTCGGCACTAACAGACTTTGAACGTCGTCAAGCTTTTGCTAACTCAGTGCTTGAGGAAGGTGCAAAGAAATTTGGACAAATTGATATTCCTACTAATCCTTATGATAAGTTATTAGCTACCCTAAAGAATGTAGCTCAAGCAGGATTAGAAATTGTAAATAACGTACTAGCACCTTTTGCTAAATTACTATCTAATAACACGGGCTTATTAGTAGGTGCTATTGCGTTAATTGGTGCTAAAATTGTAAAAGATGCGTTACCCGCTATTGGCCAATGGCGCTCAGGATTAAAAGATGCAGCTGATGAGGCTCGCAAACGCAGTTCAGATATTGCTGCAAGTTTTGGCGAAGGCTTTGTTGAACGCACAAACGCAGCGTTTAAAGTACCTCAGTTAGAAGCTAATTTAAAGAAATCAGAAGAAGCATATCGTGCTAGCCGAGCTAAAATGGCTACAATGGATACAGATCTTTCCAAAAAGCTGCTTAAAGGGGGTGCTGGAACTGATGATAAAACTTTAAGATCAGAGCAAACCAGATATAGTAAAGAAATAAATGCATTAAGACGACAGGGTTTAGACATAAACAATGCCCAAATTTTAGCTCTTGAAAAAGAGCGAGCAGTAATTCTTGCGCTACGCAACGATATGAGGGCTCTTAACGCAGCACAAGATGCAGCATTAACTAAAGCAAGTGGTGGTAGTATGTTTGAAAGAGCAGGAGACTTTTTACGTACTAGTGCTGCTAAAGGTGCTCGCGACAAAGCCACAAGATTAGACATATTAAGTAATGTAAGCGTAAATCAAAGAGAACAAGGTTTTGGTCCTGCTATTAGTATGATGATGAAGGATCTCGACACATTACCTGGTAAATTAAATAAAGTACGAACAGGTATTGCAGGTATTGTTATTGCAAGTGCAGGTTCAATTGGTACTGCTGTATCAGGGTTAAGTAGGTTCTTAGGACCTGTAGGTATCGGTATAGGAGTACTAACCGCTGCACTCCCATTATTTCGTAGTAACGAGGAAGCTGCTGCAAGATTTTCAAGCTCACTAGACTTATTAAAAGAAAACTCAGAAAACGCTTTCCGAGTTTTAGAAAGATTAAGCAAATTAGATCCACTAGAACGAATCTCTGTAGATAATATATTTGCCAAAGGAACAGCTCTTGAAAGCTTAGGCACAAGTATGTCTAAAGCTTTCACAGATATTGAAACAGAAATAAAGAACCGCAATTGGGCTGACAGTACTATCAACTTTTTGTCAAGTATTATAGGCCGTAGCTCGGAACAATTATTAGCAAAACAAATAGGCAACTCATTAGAGAATGCTATAAAGTTATCTGCTAATGGTACCGCTATACAGCAAGAAATTGCAGAGCTATTAGAGCTACCTGCTGAATCTTCTTTAAAAGCAATTGAAAAAGCTTTAGCTAACTCTAGCCCTGCTATAAGAGGTGCTGTTGCTAAAGTTATAGAGGATGCAGGTAAAAAAGCAGTAGCTTCTGCAGGTTCTCTTAAAACTTTTAGAGAAGGTCTAGCAGAAAGCAGTAAGATTTATCAAGACCTTATAAATACTACTAAAAACGCTACTCCATTAACTAAGTTTGCAGAAGAAAGCACAAAAAAGATCTTAGAGTTAAATAATGCATTAGAAGGTGCAAATTTACCAGAAAAACTTACCGAACTAACTAGACTTAGTACAGACATTAATTTTTTACAACTATTCCCATTAGAGGCTGCAAAGAATATCTTATCAACCTCAGGTGAGTTAAAAATTCTTAGCACAGAATTAGCAGAAGTAGAACGTAGACAGACACTATACAACAATGCTATAATTGATCAACAAGCTATTCTAAATAAATATGCTGGCCGTCGTAGAGATAGTCTTACTGGTATTGCGGCCACAGAATTTGAACAAGCTACGGATGCCGTAAAGCGTCTTAAAGAAGCAAATACTGGACTAGATACTACAAGAAATACTATTGGCATTTCACTACAGAGTGCTCAAGCAAAATTTTCAACCGCAATGAGAGAAGGTTTATTAGCTAATATTGACACTTTTACCTCAAACTTAGTTGCAGCAGCAGCAAAAGCTGGTCTAGAACTTCAGAAAGCAGCTTTAGGTGGTGTAGCAGATCCTGTATTAAAAGCAGAAATTCAACAGAGAATTGATCTTGAAGCAATTAAGATAGATAGAAGTTTATTAAAAGTGCAGATGAGCTTAATAGACTCTACTGATAACTTACGTTTAGCTATACTGGAATCTGCTTTTGAAAGCAAGTTAAGAGACAGAGGTCTTTCAGGACTAGAAGGTGGTGATCTTGAAAACGCAATACTTCGCAATCCTGCTAACAGAGATTTAGCAGATGACAGAAGACTTATTACTAGTATTAAAGAAAATAGAGGAAAAACTCTTACTCAACTACGCGCTGAAACTGCATCCGCTGGCCGTGACACAGGCCAACTTGGTGGCATTGCCCCAGCAAGCACTTTGAGAGGTTTAAGCGAAGTTGTGGGCTCAGCTCAAGCACGTGCTGCGGTACAACAACAACTGCAAGCGTTAGATAATACAGAAAAAATGGTTGATTTAAAAACTAAACTTGACAAACTTGATGGTGAAAGTTTTAACAAGTTAAAAGAGCTGGGAGATCAGCAACGAAAAATTGACCAAGATCAAGCAGCACTTGCAGCTAAAAAAGAATCAATGACTGAAGCTGCTTTTAACGCAGATAATGAAGCTTTTACACTGCAAAAATCAAAACTCGCTATTCAAATAGAAAGCGAAAAATCTAGCTTAGCAGTAAAGAAAGCAGAAGCGGTCCAAGGACTCTTGCTGTCAGAAGAAGCTAAAAAGAATTTAGAATATGTCAAACAAAATGCTGATATAGCAAAAGGATTGACCAAAGAAGAGCGAGATCAAGCAGATGCTGCAGCAAGAAAACTTACAAGCGTTTCATCAGCTTTAGGTATCAAAGACCGCGAAATCAAAACTTCTGAGCAAGCGTTTATTGTTAGTTCTGCTGCTTTAGACAAAGAAATCTCAATCAATAAGATAGCCCAAGATAATTTAACTTTGCAGGGTCAACTGGGCCTGCTTGATGACGAGTCTTTAAGAACGAAATTAAACATATTAAAAGTCGAAGAGGCAAAACTAGAGCAAACCAAGCAATTAAGTGCAGCTCAACGTGCATACAATCAAGAAATTGAAAAATTAGACCGTGATAAAGCTGCAGCAGGCGGAACTTATGTAGGTCAGAGAAAAACAGATGACGAGACAGCACGTGCACGACTATTAGAAAATCTAGGGGCTCAAAGATCAGCAATTTTACTAGTAACGGACGCGCAAATTAAAAGTGCTGAAGTTCAAAGAGACACTACTAACAGACAGCTAGCATATACTGAATTATTTAAGAACGCCTTTAAAGGTATGGAAGATGCTATTGTTAACTTTACTAAAACTGGTAAGTTAAGTTTCAAAGACATGATTAACAGTTTTATAGAAGGCTTATTACGTTACGAAATACAACAACAACAAATAGCATTATTCTCAGGAATGGGCGGTGTTGGCGGATTAACAAAGTTGCTAATTTCTGCTTTTAGCATGACACCAAGTAGCCGTTTTGGTATGGGCGGGGGCGGTGCTGATCCATTAGATTTTGTTGCTAAAGGCGGTGTTTATGATGCTGGTTTAAAAACGTTTGCCAAAGGCGGAATGTTTACTAATTCAATTGTTACTGAGCCAACTTTATTCAAGTTTGCTAAAGGCACTGGCATGATGGGCGAAGCAGGCCCCGAAGCCATTATGCCCCTAAAGCGGGACAACAATGGTAATTTAGGAGTTCGTGGTGGTGGCAGTAAGGTCGATGTAGTTGTTAACAACTATGGAAGCGAAAAAGCAACTACCAAAGAAACCACAGATTCACGTGGAAATCGTCGTATCGAAGTAATGATTGGGGATATGGTAGCAGGCGAATTAAATCGCGTAGGCTCAAACACTCAACAAGCAATGACAGCCAGCTACGGCACATCACCCCTAGTGGCAAGGAGATAATAAATGGCAGTATTACTATGGCCTACAACGCTTCCGCAAGTGCCTCAAAAAGGCTTTACTGAATCAATTGGAATTAATATTATACGTTCACAAACAGATGCTGGTCCTGCGAAACAAAGACGCAGGACTAGTCGTCCTAATGAAATGAATGTAAACTTTTTAATGACTACTGCACAAACGCAAACACTAGAAGCGTTTATTAAAAATTTACCTACTGCTGTTCCACCCGGAATTAGTGGTACTAATCGTTTTATTTTTCCACATCCAAGAATACTTGGTACAACCGTAGAAGTACGAATTGTACCTGGTAATGGTGGCGAGTTTTTTAGTTGTCAATATGTGGCACCAGGATACTGGTCTACCGGTCTTAAATTTGAAGTAATGCCATGAGCAGACTAAATAGCTTATCCCAATCTGCTGTTAGAGCAATGTTTGCCTCGGAAACTCCTGAGGCACTAATTTTATTGATTACTATTACTAATCCAGCAGATCTTACAGCTCCTATTCGTTTAGCAGATGGCTACACGAATCGTATTGCCTCACTTACAACAGACAACGAAATAGTTTACGGTGTAACTAGTAATTCAAAAGATTACGTATTTTTGCCTATGCAACTATCGCTACCAGGAGAACAAGAAACTGGAGCGGCACAGTGTAGCTTAGTTTTAAATTTTGTTACCAAAGAAGCTATTGAATTGATTCGTACGTATTTAACGACCCCTGTTAGTGTACAAATTGATCTAGTATTAGCTAGTACTCCTGATCGCATTGAAACCAGCTTTTCAGGTTTTAAAATAACTAGTGTTACTTACAGTGCAGATCAGATAACTTTTGATTTAAATATGGTTAGCCTTAGTCGTGAACCATTTCCTTGCTTTACGTTCACTCCAGCCAACTTTCCAGGACTATTCTAATGAAGTATAATAAATATATTGGATTACCTTATGCCACAAACGGCAGAGATGAAAGCGGAATTGACTGCTGGGGATTAGTGCGTTTATTTTATAAACAAGAGTATGATATTGAACTGCCTAGCTATACTGAAGAGTATTCAGGTGCTTACGATACTCGTATTCTTGGCATGATGGATCTTTATAAAAATAACTGGGCACAAGTCTCAAAGCCTGAAGTCGGCTCCGTTATAGTATTCAATATATTAGGCGAACCTTTTCACGTTGGCGTTTACGTTGGAGAAGAAAAGTTTATACATGCTCGTGATGGCATGGATAGCGTTGTAGAATCTATTAATAGCCCTAAATGGGCTAAACGCATCGAAGGTTATTATAAGTACAGTACACAAGCTAGCACAATGCTAGCAGGTAAGCCACACCCCTTTAAACAAACAAATTATACAGACATAGCTATTCCTGGGTCTACACTATCTGCTGTATCCCAAAACTTAATTGATACTTACAAGATTAGCGACTACTTTGCTAAAAAATTAATATTATTTTTAGACGGCGTTAAGGTTCCACACTCAGAGTGGGACTCAGTTCGAGTACAGGCTGGACAACAAATTGTCTATAAAGTTATACCTGAAGGCAAAGAAGCTTTCCGTATGATTGCTATGATTGCTTTAATATATGTAGCTAACGTATACGGAGCAGAGCTAGGTGCAGCAATGGGCCTAACTGAAGGCGGAGCAGTTGTAGCAGGGTATACCGAAGCAGCAACTGTAACTACAACAGGTAAAATTGTAGGTACAATGGCTATTAATATGGCAGGTATGGCGCTTATTAATGCCGCCTTTCCTATTCGCCCATTAAGTGGTAAAGATCCTGGAAGTGCTGCACCCGTCAACGCGTTTAGCGGTGCAGCAAATCAAAGCAATCGCTATGGCGCAATACCTGTTGTGCTTGGAAAAATGCGTGTTACCGCAATGCTTGGAGCAATTCCTTACGTTGAAACATTAACAGACACTAGCTTATTACATTTATCTCTTGTATGGGGGTTTGGACCGCTAGCAGTTGATGATATTCGCGTAGGTGCAAAAACTTTATCAGAAGTTTACTACACTAGCCAAGCTACCATGGGTCAAGATACCCCCACACCTGTTACTATATACGGTTTACCACAAGAAGCCACAAACGGAACTTTAGATAGATTTGATAAACTATATCCAACAGATGTAGAGCAGCAGTTTCCACAGATTGAGCTAGTTAATAATTCAACAGATGGAAATCCTCCAGCAATTATTACACTAGCAGATTTTGCTGAAGATATTGATGTTGCATTTACCTTTCCAGAAGGTATGCGCAGGATTAGTACAAAAGATGGAAAAATTAGTGAAGCAACTTGCGGAATTCAAGTTCGTTTACGCAAAGAAGGCGAAACAGCTTGGTCAACATTACCAGCATATCATTTAGGCAATTACGCTTCACCTACCCTATCTGATGTAGGTTTTAAAACTACTGTTAGCTCCGGTCCTTATTACACAAATACTAATACAGGTGAACTAGAAGCTTTATTTAAATGGTATATATTTGCTATGTCGCCTGGAGGTGGTGTAGAAGTATTTAGTGGAGCAGCTACAGACGTAAAAACCGCAAACCCATCGCCTTGGTTAGTAACATTATATACACAAGGTTCATATGCTTCTTTTGTTGGTACTGATAATAATACAGCTTTAAGACTGCCAACAATTCCAAACGGATATAAAAAACTTCATACAATATGTTTTCAAGGCGTTGCGTATTTACCAGACGATACAATATCCCATCTAGCCACTACTGCTACTACTGTAGTAGAAGGTCTGGCTCTTACTTCAGTATTAAGAGCCCCACAGCTTGATTCTAGTAATCAGCCTGTTTTAGATAGCGATAACAATACTCTATACACTAGTGACTATATAGTTACAATAGGTGCTGGACGTTTTGTTGACAATTCAGTTGCAGCCACAACTCCGCAACTTATATTTAGCTCTACTCAATTTTCTACTATTACTCAGCCAAGTGGGGTAGCAGATTGGCGAGGCTGGAATCAGTTTCTAAAAGATTATGGGGTCTGGGACAGTAACATAAATAATGTTAATTTTGATAAAACCGCAACAGTAACTTTTCCTAAAGCAGGATACTATGAGATTTGGGGAGTTGCTGACGATGAAGGTTCTATACTAATTGACGGTGCTAATTTAATTACACTAACTAAAAATGCTTATGGGTCTTTGGCAAAAACATGGTTTTATGCTGAAGAAAATAGTGTTCATACTGTAAGAATGAAAGCTGTAAACTCACAAGGCGGTTTAAAAGCAGCAGCTTTAGGTATTTGGTATACTAATAACGCTGGATTAAATATTACTAACAACATGGGTGGTGAGTTAATATTTGGTAGGGATGGTTTCTTTTCTCAACGAAAAGACGCATTTAATTTTGTTTATAAAATGCGCGGCTTACCACGAGCAAAATACTCGTTACAAATACTAAGAACAAATAATGATGTAACAGAAAGAGAAGAAGATCCAGATTATAGGTATTATACCAAAGCAATACTTTACGGCGTAACTGGATATAATAAACAAACCTTAAATTCTAGCAATCAACTAGTGCCTATTCGTGTTGTAAAAAATCCTCCTAATTGTTACTTAGCAAGAACTTTTATTAAATTGCAAAGTACTAATAAAATAAATGGAAGTTTAGAAGGAGTAAATGCTTTAGTACAAACTAAAGCTAATGTACTAAATCGTCAGACAAATGATTGGAAAACAGTAGACGTAACTAATAATCCAGCTGCTTTATTTATTTACGTACTAACACATCCTGCCAATGCTTATAGAGTAGCGGATAATATTACAGATGCTGCAAATTACATAGACCTAAATGCACTAGCAGAGTGGTTTAAATTTTGCGAACCTATGACTTATGCAAATGGCAAATATACAAAAGATACTACTAAACCTTGGCTTACTTACAATGCCGTAATAACTAGTGTTAGTAGTGTTATGGATGTATTAAAAGATATTTGTTCAGCTGGTAAAGCTAGCCCGAATTACATCGATGGAAAGTGGACAGTAGTTATTGACAAAGAACGTTCAGGAGTAGTTCAACACTTTACTCCACACAATAGCTGGGGTTTCGAGTCTACAAAAATACTTCCACGCATACCAGATGCATTCCGTATTACTATTGCTGATGAAGAAAAAGGTTATCAAGCAAATGAGTATAGAGTATACAATGTTGGCAAAAATGAAAGTAATGCAGAGTTGTTCGAAGAAATTAGCTTGCCCGGTGTAACTAACTTTGCTCAAGCAAAACATATTGCTCAATGGCACATGGCCCAGTTAAAATTACGTCCAGAAATGTATTCATTAAATGTAGACTTTGAATACTTAGTTTGTAATCGTGGAGATGTAGTACGTGTTACACACGATGTTCCTCTTTGGGGTAACGGCAGTGGGCGTATTAAAGCTTGTCAAGTAAACAGTATAAATATATCTTTAACAGAAGACGTTTATTTAGAAGCCGGTAAGTCTTATAATATTCGAGTCAGAACTAATACTGGTGCTAGTGTATTAAAAACTTTAACAGCAATTTCAATAACTGGTTACTATGATACTATTAGCTTAACTACCGCATTAATAACTGCTGACAATATAAATCCTGATGATTTATTTATGTTGGGCGAAATAAGTAAAGAGTCACAAGAACTCGTTGTATTAAGCATCGAAACTTCTGGTAATATAAGTGCAAAACTTACACTAGCAGACTATTCACCACAGATTTATACTGCAGACTTATCAGGATACTTAGCTTATAACTCAAACATTACAAGTACTGCTAATTATTTAGTTGACTCAATAATTAAGGAAGCACCTACTATTGTTTCAGTAAATAGTGATAGTGCTATTAGTGAGCAAATCACTACCGGAACTTATACTAATACTGCTATTGTTAGTTATACTAATGCGCCAGGTTTAAGTAAAAGCGCTGAGCGCGTACAGCTACAGGTAATAGCTGGAGACGTAATGTTTGATACTGCCTCACCATCATACTATGCTAATAAAGATACTTCTAGTATCTTTGTGCAACAACTTACTTCTGGTATTATTTATAAAGCTAGGGTTAGGTATACTAACGGTAGCGGCACTATTGTAGGACCTTGGTCTGATACCTTTTGGTTTACAAATGCTGGAAAAACAATTAACGGATCTGCTGCGCCGCTACTAACCCTAGACTTAGACCGTACTTTTGTTGTTGTAAAACCAGATGTTACATTGCAAACACCTGACTTTTTAACTTATGAGTACAGATTATTTAAAGATACGGGCATAGAAGATTTCTGGGAATTAGATTTGATAACAAACAATATTAAAGTTATAAAAAGTACTGGTGAAGCTAGGTTTGATCTTCGCGAACAACCAAGACCACGACTTTCACAATCTGGAGTTACTTATAGAGTGGCTTGTAGAGCATTAGATAAACAAGGTAATTATAGTACTATAAGTACTCTAGGAACAATAGTTGTTAGAACTATTACTTAAAGGATAAGCATGGCGGCATATTTATATCCAGGCATAAAATCATTACAGTTAGTATTGGACAAACCATACGATGCTATTAGAACCACAGATGTTAGGGATGACCTGGCATCTGTGAAGGTATGGTACTCATTAGTTAGCGGATTTAATCCAAATAATGGAGAAGGCACACTTGTGCCTTCTGGTAACAGCTTAAGTGTAATTATTACTGGATTAACACCTAACACCAGATATTATGTAAAATATGCTTTTGTTAGTGCAATCGATGAAGATGAAGTAGATCCAGCTGGCCCTACGGGCCCTGGATCTTATACAGTTTCTGCACAGTTAACAGCCGTGGTTTTTGACGAAAACGTAACTGTTTACGGCAATCTAACAAACGATCCTGTACCTATAGTAACAAAAGCTGATGGCACTGGCGGAGACTTTACTAATGCTACTGGTGTTTTCAGGGTATTTAACTTAAGTCAAGAAGTTACTGGTGGAATGGGTTTACCTACAGGTACAGGCCCTGTTTACGCTATTAAAGCTAATAGCTTGGATAGCCTTACTGGAGCAGTTATAAATGCCACAACAGGTGTTTATAGTTGTACTGGTCTAACGGACGATGGTGGTAACGTTACTTTTACAGCTACTTATAATAATATAGTTGTAGAACAAACATGGAATGTTTATCGAGCCAAAGCTGGAGAAACTGCACCACTAATTCAACTTAGTACTCCTAACAAAGAGTTTCTTTACAAGGATCAGTTTGCTACAAGCTCACTAACACCATCAACTACAATTACTGCACGTTTAGTTAATTTAACTGGTACTCCTACATTTACTGTTCAAGCTTTTACCCGTGAAGGTACTAGCCTTGGAGCTATTGCTTTTACTCAAGCTACAAATACAATAACAATTACAAAAGCTCAATTTGATGCACTTGGCGTAACTATTGGTACTGCAACGGTAACTGCTACGCTAGGTACAGTATCAGATGTTCTTACCATTTATCGTATTAACGATGGATCAGAACAAATTACTGTTGAATTGGTAAATGAATCACATCAGATTCCTTCATATCAAGATGGTACAACTACCCTTAGTAGTTATCAAGGCAGCGGCACAGTTATTCAAGTCAAAGAGGGTAATACTTATTTAGCCGTAGATACTAGTAGCCCTTTTGCTAACGGCACATGGAGAATAACTACTATTGATGATGTTAATATTGTATGCGATCCAACTCCTGGTGTTTTTGCAAACTATATTGAATTTGATACACACTCTGCTATGGATGACGACAAGGATGTTGCATACATAGATTATACAATTACTGGTAAAACAAGCACTGGAAAAGACTTTACAATTGTAAAACGTCAAAGTTTTGCAAAGTCAAAAGAAGGTCTAAAAGGAGCTACTGCTCGCGCAGTATCTATTGTAGCACCTGGTCAAATATTTATAACTGCAAAAAATACTACTACAGTATCGCCTGCAAGTATTGTACTAACTGCTATTCAAAGTAATTTTGTTAACCCAACTTACACTTGGTTAGTAGATGGCGTTGCTCCTACATCAACTATTGGCACAGCTAGTACTAACACGTTTACGCTAAACAGTTTTGCAGCAGTAGGCTCAAAAACTGTTAGAGTTACTGTTACCGAAACAGTTGATAGCGTAGCTTACTCAGAGTTTGATATTTTTACAGTATACAGTTTACGTGAAGGTGATGATGCTTTTATTGGTGGACTTTCAAACGAAAATCAAACAATTAGCTGTGATAGTGCAGGCGATCCTATCACAGGACAGTTTCCGCTTACTAGTACATTTTATGCTGCACTTGGAACAACTTTTCTAACTGCTTCAACTACTCCAGCAGTTACTTTTGCAAAAGTCAGTTACAGTGGAAGCACCGTTGCTAATGATTGCACTATTAGTGCTGCAGGTGTTATTACAATTAATGCACTTAACACAAACACTGCAGTCGCTGTGTTTACTGCCACTATTAACAGTGGTACTGCAAATGCAAAAACCATTACTAAAGAGTTAAGTTTAAATAAATCCAAAGATGGTAAAATTGGCGAAGGTATTGCACAGATATATATACGTAGCGCGTCGCAACCAGCAACCCCCGCAGCAAGCGCAACAACTCCTAGTGGTTGGTATGCAACTGTAGCAGCAGCAACAGGAACTGATCCATTATGGACAAGTTTTGGTAACCGCCTAGTAGGTGCTACTAACTATACCTGGCAAACGCCTGTACGTGTTGAAGGCATACAAGGTATTTCAGCTAATCCACTAAAAAATTCAACTGGATATTTGTACTATGACACAGCTTTTGCAACTGCTCCAACTGCTCCTACAGCAAGCGGATATGTTTTTAGTACGGGAGAGTTTGGTACTATAACTAGTGGCTGGTCTACAACTATTTCGGTCGCGCCTGCTGATGCTAGTTTAAAGATGTGGGCA